TTACCGGGGGGTGGGGGCGTGAATCCTTTGGATTACAGCCTGTGCGATCAGACCGTGACCGTCTACCGAAAGGCAGACGGAGAGATCGGCAGAACCGTGATCGAAAATGCTTACCTGTCTGCAAAGGTTAGCATGCCCAATGAATCCTACGGGAAGAGCAAGGAGAAGACATTCCTGCTGATCATTCCCGGAGGTGACTTCCCTCTGCAGACCGGTGACCGGATCTTTGATGGCACCGGTCCGGAAACCGTGGACTGGCAGGCCTTTGTGCCTGCTGCCGTTCCGGCGCTTTATGAGGCTGCCTATGTGAAACCCTGCCGCTGGGAGGGAGAGATCACCCACTGGGAGGCAGGCAACAGAAAGGAGACCCTGTGATGCTGGAACAAATGAAAAACTGGCTGCAGACCTTTCCAAAGTGGGAGGACAGCATCCAGGTTGACTTTGCAGACGGTGCGCCGGGAAATACCGGCCTGTATCCCCGGGGACTTACAGAGCTTTCCCACCGGGAGGATGTGCTGGGGAATGTGCAGGTGCGTTGCCGCTGGGACTTTTTACTGCGTAAGATCGCGGTAAGCGGAGAGGAAAATGCCAGATGGCTGCTGGATTTTCAGAACTGGGTGATGGAGCAGAGCCGCCTGGGTCTTGCTCCTAAATTCGGTGACGAGCCAAAAACAGAGCACATCCGGGCCGGCAGCGGCAGGCTGGAAAATCACGCACAGGTGGGAACCAGCCTGTATACGGTGCAGCTGCAGGCAGAATTTACAAAGATTTATGAGGTGAAATAAATGGCAAAAATCGAACGAAAGTATATGGCCCACTATATCAATGCATCCAAGGATGGCGAAGCAGTCTATGAGCGTCTGGGTCAGGATCTGGAGGAGTTTTCTCCCGAAATGTCTGCCCAGGTGGAGACCAAGAAGAACATTCTGGGTGAATCTTCCATTCTGATCTCCGGCTATGAAAAGACTGCTGCGGTGGAGCCTTTCTACGCACAGAAGGGCAGCACCCTGTTTAACCGTCTGCAGGAGATCATCGACGGCGACCTGGCCCTGGATGATCTGAAGGCAGATGTGGTGGATGTGAAGCTGTGGGATGAACAGAGCGCAGGAGCCTATCCTGCGGTGAAGGAAACGGTCTATATCGAGGTCACCAGCTACGGCGGTGATACCACCGGCTATCAGATCCCCTTCACCATCCACTACACCGGCGAAAAGGTTAAGGGCACCTTCAATGTGTCCACCAAGACCTTTACCGCCGCGTAAATAATACGCGGTCATTGCGAGGAGGGGTATTACCCCGACGTGGCAATCTCCTGCAATGACGGAAACAGTGGGGGATTGCCACACCAGTCTGCGGACTGGTTCGCAATGACGAGGTTACATGAAAAAGGAGGAAACGATGGAGAAGATTCAATTTGATGTAGGTCAGCGCAGCTATCGCATCAACGGAGACGGTATCCTGCGCTTTAACCCCGGTGATCCCAATCTGTATGCCCGCTTTTTGGAGGCGGTACCGAAGCTGCAGGCAGTGGAAGAGGAACTGGTGCAGCAGGCAGAAACCTTACAGGGTGAAGACATCGTGAAGCTGATGCAGCAGGCTGATGAGAAAATGAAGGGCATTCTGAACTGGGTGTTCAGCGGAAATGACTTTCATGGGCTGCTGAGCGGTGTGAATCTGCTGGCTGTGGCAGACAACGGGGAACGGGTAGTAACCAACCTGTTCGCTGCCCTGGAGCCTGTGCTGACGGAGGGTGCCAAGCGCTGCGCCGGTGAACAGGCAAGACTTGCTAGGGAAAAGCGATGAGCGGTTGGGAACTTCCTAAGTCTGCGGTCATCGGCGGCAAAACCTACCGGCTGCATACGGACTTTCGGGAGATTCTGAAGATATTCTCCTACCTGCAGGAGGAATCCTATCCGGAATTCATCCGCTGGCATATTGCGCTGGCGCTGTTTTATGAGGAGGAGCTTCCGGATGAAGCTCTCGGGGAAGCGGCAGCCTACTTCTGCTGGTTTGTGGGCGGCGGACGACAGGATAATTCGGATCCCGGTCCGAAGCTGTTGGATTGGCAGCAGGATGCCCAGGAGATCGTGGCGGATGTGAACAAGGTGGCAGGACAGGAGATCCGGGAACTGCCTTATTTACATTGGTGGACTTTTCTTGGCTGGTTTTTGAGCATCGGAGAGGGAAACCTCTCCACGCTGGTATCCATTCGGGATAAGCTGCGCCGGGGTAAAAAGCTGGAACCCTGGGAGCAGACCTACTATAACCGGAATAAAGCCCGGGTAAAAATGCAAAAAAACTACTCCGCCGAGGAACTGGCGGAGCAGGAAAGACTCAAAAAATTATTGGGTTAGCGTTGCTTCCATTTGTGGTGGCAGTGGGTACACAGCAGACGGGACTTTTTGCTGCCGCAGCAGACGCAGATGCCGTTATCGGGATAATTGACGACTTCCACATCACAGTATTCACAGCGCATACCCATTCCTCCTTTTTCTTGATTATACAGGAGGCACAGACGAAATGCAAGAATATAAATATTACCATATCCGCCGGGAGGTGAACCAGTGGCAACAGAGATAACAGAATTGACGGTGAACACTACCGGCATCATTATGGGCGTCAAAGCAGCCAAGACAGCCTTTCACGGTTTGGATCGGGTGCTGACCTCCGTCTCGAAAACGCTGCAGGAAGCATTCAGCGTCAAAGGCTATGAAGACTACAAGGAAACGGTCACCCGGTTCGGAAAGGAATTGGCTGATCAGCTGCTGACCCTGCAGCTTTCCTTCGGCAGAATGAAATATGCCATCGCGGAGGCGGTTGCCCCCATCGCCTCCGTGTTTGTCCCCATGCTCAACGCTGCCATTCAGGCGGTGACCCGGTTTTCCGGGGTGGTGGGGCAGTTTTTGCGGGGCGTCATCGCCGGCATCACCGGCAACCGGGCTCTGGCCGGCTCTGCCCAGGAAGCTACCCGGTCGGAAGAGAAGCTCAGCTCCGCGGCAAAATCCGCAGGCAAGGCCGTCAGGCGAAGCTTGGCCAGCTTTGACCAGCTGGAGCGGCTCAGCGGCAGAACCGGTTCCGGCAGCGGAAGCGCAGGCAGCGTGGATCTATGGGGCGGCTTCGAGCAGGATCCCATCTCACCCCAGGTGCAGGCGGTGGTGGACAAGGTGCTGGCTCTGCTGGAACCGCTGATGGCTATCGACCTGAATCCTCTCAAACAGGCCCTGCAGAGCCTGGGCACAGCTTTTTCCGGTCTGGCAGCCCTGGCAGGGGAGAGCCTCAGCTACCTTTGGTATGAGATGCTGACTCCCTTTGCGGCCTGGGTCATGGAGGTGCTGGCACCGGCCTTGACAGAAGGCTGGGCAGCTGCGATGGAACTGGTGACAGCCGTGATCTCTCCGCTGTTGGAGGGTATCCGCATCCTTTGGGAAGCCTTGAAACCGGTGGTGGCATTTATCGGAGAATCGGTGATCATCACCCTGGACAACTGGCGGCAACGGTTTGCACAGCTGACAGCGGTATTCCAGGAGAAACATCCCGTGATCGTGGGTATTTTTCAGAATATTTCCCAGATGGCTACCCAGCTGTGGGCTGTGGTGGGGCCGGTACTCAGCAACCTGCGCAGCCATTTCAGCACAGTTTTCGGCAGCATCTCTCAGACCGTAGGCACAGCCATCGGATATATCCTGGACATGCTTTACGGGCTTAGTATCTTCCTGGCAGGCACTTTCTCCGGCAGTTGGGAAAAGGCATGGGAAGGCATGCGCCTGTTTCTGAAAAGTGCGGTCAACGGCGTGATCAGCCTGCTCAACGGCATGATCTCCCGACTGGTGAGCGCTCTGAACAGCGTGGTCAGGGCTGCCAACAAGCTGTCCTTTACGGTACCTGCCTGGGTGCCCTCCATCGGCGGCAGACGCTTTGGTGTCAATATGTCCTATGTATCTGCTCCCCAGATCCCATACCTTGCAAAGGGTGCGGTGCTGCCGGCAGGCAAGCCCTTCCTGGCCATGGTGGGCGATCAGCGACATGGCACCAATGTGGAAGCGCCCCTTTCTACCATCCAGGAGGCTGTTGCCCTGGTCATGGAGGATCAGACCGGTGCGATTTTGCGGGGCTTTGAAGCCAGCGTAGAGGTGCAGCGGGAGATTTTACAGGCGGTGCTGGGTATCCACATCGGCGACGAAGTGATTGGCCAGGCAGTAAACCGCTATCAGCGGAAAATGGCTGTGGTGAGAGGAGGCTGACCGATGCGGGCACAAACAGAACTTTTTAAAATCAACGGAGTGCCGATGCTGGCGCCGGATGCGGAGGTGGCTGTCAACTATGAAGATTTGGATGCTGCCGATGCAGGTCGGGATGAATCCGGCTTCATGCACCGGATCGTGGTGCGCTATAAGGTGGGCAGCTGGAAATTTGAATATGCCCATCTGACGGAGGAGGAAAAGCAGTATATGGAGACGCTCTTTCCCAATGAGGGCACCTTCCTGTTCACTCATCCCTCCCGGCTGGATGCGGCTGTGGCAGAGCAGACCCGCTGCTACCGCAGCAAGTACAGCCTGAGCTGGCGCAATGCCAGAACCGGGCTGTGGAGCGGCTACGGCTTCTCCATCATCGAATGCTAGGGGGTGGGAAATTGCTGAAAACCATGATCCTTCTGCCCGATGGCAGAACCATTTCCTCCGGAGCGGAGGCGGATATTGCGATTCTCAGCGCCGCCTTGACCCAATGTGTCAACGATTCTTATGAACTGACTTTGGGATCGGTCTGCGCCGATATGCTGGAACTGCAGATCTTGGATCCCGAGCATGCCCTGCATTTGAACCAGGGGGATGAGATACAGGCCTATAAAATCGATGAGGATGGGAACTCCCATCCTCTTGGCCGGTTTTTGCTGCAGACACCCAAACGGTCCGGTCCCAATGTGCTGCATCTTACAGCCTATGACCGGGTGAGTATGTTGGATCGGGATCTGACCGGGTGGCTGCGGAGCCTGGAGGGCTGGCCCTATTCGCTGCTGACCTTTGCCGGAATGGTTTGCGATGCCTGCGGTCTGCAGCTGGTGAACGAGACCCTTCCCAACGAATCGTACCTGGTGCAGGCCTTTACCGGTCAGGGAATCACCGGACGAAAGCTGATGCAGTGGGTCGGTCAGATCGCCGGCAGATTTTGCCGGGCGACTTCGGAAGGCAATTTGGAATTTGCCTGGTATACCCCATCCGGTGTGCAGATCACACCGGATGGGGATCGCTGCTATTTTGGGGGAGGCCTGTCCTACGAAAACTATCGGATAGCACCGATCGAAAAAGTGCAGCTGCGTCTGACCCAGGATGATGTGGGTACGGTCTGGCCTGATGAACCGGGTGAGAAAAACACATACATTATCACCGGCAATTACCTGCTGACATCTACAGATACGGATGCGCTGCTGCCTGTGGCCCATAGCCTCTATGAAATGCTCAAAGACATCACCTACACCCCCTGTAAGGTGCAGATCCCGGCCGGGATGGATATTCAGGCAGGCCATACGGTGGATATCACAGACCGAAACGGTGTGACCATAACGGCCTATGTGATGACGAAGGCCCAAACGGGGCAGCTGGACATCCTGGAATGTACCGGCAGCTACACCCGCAACAGCTCGGATGCCATGAATTACGAGGATTACCGGGAGCTGAACAGTAAACTCCTGGAACTGCGCAAGCAAGCGGACGGTGCTTACCTGCGGGCCAGTGAACACCGGGAGGATATGCAGGCGCTCAGCAAGGCTGTGGCGGATGTGCAGCTGAAAGCAGATCACCTGCAGCTGCACTTGACCCAACTGGACAGCAGCACCGGTCAGACGCTCCAATCGGTCAGCGATACGGTGCAGAGTATGCAGAAAGAGCTGTCTGCAAAGGTGACACCGGAGGGCCTGCAGATGCAGCTCCAGGCTGCCATGGAAAGCGGTGCGGAGAAGGTGGTCACCAAGACAGGATTTACCCTGGATGAAGCTGGCCTGAGCATCGAAAAATCCGGCAGCGAAATGAAAACCCAGATCACCGAGAACGGTATGGTGGTCTATCAGAACAGCCAGGAAGTGCTGACGGCCAATAATAAGGGCGTGGATGCGAAAAATCTGCATGCCACCACCTATTTGATCGTCGGCACGAGCAGCCGGTTTGAGGACTACGGTTATGACCGAACCGGCTGCTTCTGGATCGGAGGTTAATATGGCAAGCGGAAGCATAGAACTTGTGAGAAATCCGGGCGGTGTCTATTTGATCGGCCGGATCCTTTGGAGCAGCCAAAGCAACGGCACGGAGGCCAATACTTCCACGGTAACGGCAACGCTGCAGCTGCAAAGAGATGCGGCCAATACCACAACCGGTACCTTCAAGGGCACCTTCACGGTTGACAGCACCAGCCAGACCATCAGCTGGTACGGTGCGCTGCCCAGTCGAACCTGGGTGACGATCCATACCATTACGGCAACTGTCAATCATAACCCGGAGGGTGCCGGCAACTGCTATCTGTACGCAAAGATCAACGGCCCGGGACTTACAACCATGGAAGGAACCTATGTCAGCGGTACTTCTACCGCAACGCTGGATACGATCCCCCGGTATGCTGCGCTGACTGCAGCACCGGATTTTCATGACGAAGAAGATCCCGTGATCGCCTATTCCAATCCTGCCGGAAACAGCGTCAGCACCTTGGATGCCTGTATTTCGCTGGACGGGAGTAACGATGATATTTCTTACAGAAGCATCCCAAAGACCGGCAGCGGTTACACCTTTACGCTGACAGAAGCAGAGAGAAATCTCCTGCGCAGCGCAGTGACAGCCGGCAGAAGCAGAGAGATCTTCTTCTATGTGCGTACAGTCATCGGCGGAAGCATAGGGTATTCCACAGTCAGCAGGATACTGACCATCAAAGATCCGGAGCCTGTGATTCAGCCGACGGTCACAGACAGTAATGACACCACCTATGCCCTTACCGGAAGCAGAGATGTGCTGATTCGTTACTACAGCGATGCGGCGGTTACCATTGGCGCGTCTGCGGTGAAGCAGGCGGTCCTGGCAGGGCAGAAAGTTGCCTGCGGCGGCAAGAGCCTGACCGGGGATGGCACCATCCATGCCGTGGAGAGCGGCAGTTTTGTATTCTCAGCAACGGATAGCCGCGGCATTACCGCACAGAAGACCGTGACCGTCCCCTTTGTTGAATATATCCGTCTGACCTGCAGTTTGGAGAACAACATCCCGGACACAGCCGGCAATCTGACGGTGAAAGCCGTGGGCAACTGGTTCAGCGGTTCTTTTGGCATAAAGAACAATACGCTTAAGGTGTTTTATCGCTATAAGACCTATGGCGGTACCTACTGCGCCTGGCAGGAGATGACCCTTAGCAAAAACGGCAATACCTATACCGCGGAGGCGAAGGTCACGGGCCTGGACTACCGTACCGCCTATGTGGTGCAGACCTATGCAGTGGATGCGCTGTCCACGGCCTATTCTGCAGAGCGGATCGTGAAAGCAACCCCCGTATTCGACTGGGGCAAGGATGCCTTTTGCTTCCATGTGCCGGTGGTTTTGGATGGGGAAGCGGATATTCTGCGCCAGGG